GTGCCAGAGAACATTCGCCGGAAGACTTCATTACCAAAATTACCGCCGTGTCGCCCAGCGGGAAAGGCGGGCAGCTGTGGCTGGACAGTCTTAACCTCATCTTCTGCGAAAATCAGGACCTGATCGATTATGTGCAGATGATCTGCGGTCTTGCGTCCATTGGCAAGGTGTATGTGGAAGCGCTGATCATCGCTTACGGTGAAGGCAGCAACGGCAAGTCCACCTTTTGGAACGCCGTTTCCCGCGTACTCGGTCTCTACAGCGGCAACATCTCCGCCGATACGCTGACGGTCGGCTGCCGACGCAATATTAAGCCCGAAATGGCCGAAGTTAAAGGGAAACGTCTGCTCATCGCCGCCGAAATGCAGGAAGGCGCCCGGCTCAACGATTCCACAGTCAAGCAGCTTTGTTCGACCGACGATGTTTTTGCGGAGAAAAAGTATAAGGACCCGTTTAGCTTCAAGCCCTGTCATACGCTGGTGCTCTATACCAACCACCTGCCGAAGGTCAGCGCCTCCGACGACGGTATCTGGCGCAGGCTGATCGTGATTCCGTTTGGCGCCAAGATCAAGGGCACGAGCGATATCAAAAATTATGGAGAGTATCTGTACGCCAACGCCGGCGAGAGCATTCTCGCGTGGATCATCGAAGGCGCCAGAAATGTCATTGAGATGAACTACCAAATTCCGATTCCGGATTGTGTGCAAACGGCTATCGAGGAGTATCGGAGCCAGAACGATTGGTTTGGGCATTTTCTTGAGGATAAATGCGAGATTGGTGCCGGTTTTCGTGAAAGCTCCAGCGCCTTATATCAGATGTACCGTAATTATTGCATTGATACCAACGAGTATGTCCGCAGTACGGCCGACTTCTACTTTGCCATGGAGAATGCGGGATATGAGCGTATGAAGGTTAAAAACAAGCGTTTCTTCAAGGGACTGCGCCTGAAAACCGACGATGGAGATTTTGAGGATTTTCTGGGGTAAACGCCATATGGGGTAACCTCGATAAAGGTCATTTACAGAAACTTCTCTAAGGCAGTAAAAAATCAATATAAGAAAAGTTTTAGAAATGACCCGCATCGAGGTTAACCCCGCCTTTGAAAACGATAGGAGAAAGCCAGTGAGAGAAAAAGTAAACGAGCAAAAATTAACGCGGATGGTCAAGGCGGCGGGCGGCATCGCGCTTAAGTTCGTATCTCCCGGATTTGATGGGATGCCGGATCGTCTGGTCCTTCTGCCGGGCGGTCACATCGCTTTCGTGGAGGTAAAGGCTCCGGGTGAAAAGCCACGACCACTGCAGCTGGCAAGGCACAGGCTGCTGCGGTGTCTCGGCTTTCGGGTATTCATACTGGATGACGCGGAGCAGATTGGAGGGATAATTGATGAAATACGAGGCGCATGATTATCAGACCTATGCCACGGAATACATCGAGACCCATCCCATCGCCGCCGTTCTGCTTGACATGGGTCTCGGCAAAACGAGCATTACGCTGACGGCTATCAACGACCTGCTGTTCGACAGCTTTGACGTTCATCGCGTTCTGGTAATCGCGCCGCTGCGTGTGGCGAGAGATACCTGGGCGGCTGAGATCGAAAAGTGGGAGCATCTTCACAGCCTCATTTATTCCGTTGCGGTCGGTACGGAAGCGGAGCGAAAGGCGGCACTGCGAAAGCAGGCCGATGTTTATATAATCAACCGTGAAAATGTTCAGTGGCTTGCGGAAGAGAGCGGATTTTCCTTCGATTTTGACTTAGTCGTAATCGACGAACTGTCTTCCTTTAAAAATCATCAGACAAAACGCTTCCGTTCTCTTATGAAACTTCGGCCCCGTGTCCGCCGTATCGTCGGGCTGACCGGAACGCCGAGCAGCAACGGCCTGATGGATTTATGGGCCGAGTTCCGGATTTTGGACATGGGCGAACGCCTTGGCAGGTTTATCGGGCAATACCGATCCGATTATTTTATTCCCGACAAGCGCAACGGTCAGGTTGTATTCAGCTACAATCCGCGGCCTGGAGCGGAAAACGCCATATACAGCCGCATTTCAGACATCACCATCTCCATGAAGTCCACCGATCACTTGAAAATGCCGGAGCTGGTCAGCGGTGAGTATACCGTGACCTTATCCGATGACGAACGCGAACGGTATGATGAATTAAAACGCGACCTTGTGCTTCAGCTTCCGGATGGCGATATTACCGCCGCCAACGTCGCCTCGTTATCAAACAAACTCTCCCAGATGGCGAATGGAGCGATTTATTCCGACACTGGAGATATAATTCCGATTCACGACCGCAAGCTGGACGCCCTGGAAGATTTAATCGAAGCGGCGAACGGTAAACCTCTGCTGGTTGCCTACTGGTTCAAGCATGATTATGAAAGGATCGCCGCGCGGCTTCGCAAGCTGCATATTCCGTTTTCCAAGCTGGACACGGTCGACAGCATTCGAAGATGGAACAGCGGCGAACTGCCAGTGGCGGTCATCCATCCCGCTTCCGCCGGACACGGGTTGAACCTTCAGAGCGGCGGTTCCTCTCTCGTATGGTTCGGGCTGACCTGGTCACTGGAATTATATCAGCAGACCAACGCCCGCCTGTGGAGACAGGGGCAGACTGCCGACACCGTGGTGATCCAGCATGTTGTAACGAAAGGTACTATCGACAGCCGCATCCTGAAAGCCCTGTCCACGAAAGACAGCACCCAATCGGCGCTGATCGATGCCGTGAAAGCAAATCTATGACAATCCGTGCCAATCCGAGTGAATTTTATTATTCGGAGGTACGCCATGAGTACAACAGCAGTGAAAAAGTATCTGTCGCAGGCAAGATACCTTGATATGCGGATTGCTTCCAAAATCCAACAGATAACCTCTCTCAACGACTTGGCTACAAAATGTACGGCGACGCTGACTGGGATGCCGAGGACCCCCAGTCACGGAACATCCACAATGGCTGACGCCATTGTAAAGATCGTGGATTTGCAGACGGAGATTAACGGTGACATTGATGCGCTGGTGGATTTGAAGAAGGAAATCACAGGCGTCATCAAGTCCGTTTCCAATCCGGAGTATCAAACCATTCTTGAAAAGCGCTATCTGTGTTTTCTGTCCTGGGAGCAGATCTCGGTGGATATGAATTACAGTATGCAGTACACCTTCCGTATGCATGACCGCGCCTTGGCAGAAGCTGACGCTTCTTTGAAAGTGGAGAGTCAAGTTGATTGAATGAGAGTCGGTCCACATGATATCCTTACAATGCGGAAACTGAATACAGAGAGCCTTCGTGGGAGCAATCCTGCGAGGGCTTTTCTTTTTCCAGCGAGGAGGTGAACCCGTGCCATACAAACCAAAGCGTCCCTGCGCCTACCCCGGCTGCGGTCGGCTTGCCGTGCGCGAGCAATACTGTGCCGAGCATCAGAAGGTCATGGACAAACGCTACAACCAATACGAGCGCGACCCTGCTTCCAACAAACGATACGGTCGTTCGTGGAAGCGTATCCGTGACCGCTACATCAAGGCGCACCCACTCTGCGAGGAATGCCAGAAGCAAGGCAAACTGACGCCTGCCGAGGAAGTTCACCACATTCTTCCGCTCTCTAAAGGCGGCGGCAGTAACGCGGAGAACCTCATGGCTCTTTGCAAAGCCTGTCATTCCCGTATCACCGCAGAGAGCGGCGACCGATGGGGACAGGGATATTGAAAGAGGCATCGTTTACATTTTGGTACGATGCCTCAAATCAATTTGTTTTTCACGGTCACACCCCTGGGGGTATCAAAATCTCTAAAACCTTTTTAAGCGGACAGCGGCGTGGGGCTTCGTGTTGAAAAACGCGGTTTCAAACGGGGTAATAACCCCCTCCGCGAATGTGAGGTGAACAATTTGGCAAAGGACGGTACAAACCGTGGCGGCGCCCGTGCCGGCGCGGGGGCGAAAAAGAAACCGCTTGCCGATAAAATCGCCGAGGGCAATCCCGGCGGCAGAAAACTGACCGTCATGGAGTTTTCGGACACAGCGAATTTGCAGGGGCAGGCGATGCCGGAGCCTAACAAAATGCTCGAAGCCACTCAGAAGGACGGAAAGACGCTCGTTGCAAGCGAAATTTATAAATCCACCTGGCAATGGCTGAATGAGCGCGGCTGTGCCGCTCTCGTATCCCCGCAGCTTCTGGAGCGTTACGCCATGAGCGTGGCGCGCTGGATTCAATGTGAGGAAGCGGTTACCGAATACGGCTTTCTGGCAAAACACCCCACCACGGGCAACGCGATTCAAAGCCCGTATGTTGCAATGGGTCAGAATTACATGAACCAGACCAATCGCCTGTGGTATGAGATTTTTCAGATCGTCAAGGAAAACTGCACCGGCGAGTACAGCGGCGCGAATCCCCAGGACGATGTGATGGAGCGTCTGCTCTCGGCAAGGCGAGGAAAATAACCTACACAGATTGGAGATAACCATATGCAGATAGAAAAGCTGAAAACCGATCGTCTCATCCCGGCGGACTACAATCCCCGCAAAGACCTCAAACCCGGCGACCCCGAATATGAAAAGCTGAAACGTTCCATCGAGCAGTTCGGTTATGTCGAGCCTGTTATCTGGAACAAAACCACCGGGCGTGTCGCCGGCGGGCACCAGCGTTTGAAGGTCCTGCTCGATATGGGTATCACCGAAGTCGAGTGCGTGGTAATCGAGATGGATGAGGAAAAAGAAAAAGCCCTCAACATCGCGCTCAATAAAATCAGCGGCGACTGGGACAAAGACAAGCTGGCTCTGCTCATCGCCGACCTGCAGGGCGCGGACTTTGATGTGTCGCTTACAGGCTTCGAACCTGCGGAGCTAGATGCGCTTTTCAAGGATTCACTCAAGGATGGTATCCACGACGATGATTTCGATGTGGACGCGGAGCTTCAAAAGCCCGCCGTCACAAAATCCGGTGATGTCTGGACGCTCGGCCGGCATCGGCTGGTCTGCGGCGATTCCACCAAAGCCGACACCTTTACCGCTCTGATGGACGGTAAGCTTGCAAATCTGGTGGTCACCGACCCTCCATACAACGTCAATTATGAAGGAACGGCGGGCAAAATCAAAAACGACAATATGGAAAGTGGAGCGTTCTACGATTTTCTGCTTGCGGCGTTTATGAACACCGAAGCGGCAATGGCGCAGGATGCTTCTATTTATATATTCCACGCCGACACCGAGGGCCTGAACTTCCGCAAAGCCTTCTCGGACGCTGGCTTTCAGCTTTCCGGGTGTTGCATCTGGAAAAAGCCGTCGCTGGTGCTTGGGCGCTCGCCTTACCAATGGCAGCACGAGCCCGTCCTCTTCGGTTGGAAAAAGAGAGGTAAGCACAACTGGTACGCCGACCGCAAACAGACCACCATCTGGGAATTTGAAAAGCCTAAGAAAAACGCCGACCATCCCACCATGAAGCCGATTGCGCTGCTGGCATATCCCATTATGAACAGCAGCCTCACAAACTGTATCGTGCTCGACCCCTTCGGCGGCAGCGGCAGTACGCTTATCGCCTGTGAGCAGTCCGACAGAATCTGCTTCACCATAGAGCTTGACGAGAAATACTGCGACGTCATTGTAAAACGGTACATCGAACAGGCTGGAAATTCGGATGAAGTTTCCGTAATGCGCGACGGTGTCTCGATGAAATATGCGGAGTTGGCTGTCGATGACTAAACTCTCTTTCGTATCTCTTTGCGTCTACTTTGTGCTGTCCGGCCTTGTGTCATGTACACAAGAAACCGCCGAATAATCGGTACAGTATTCTCCGCAGATATCGCATAAAACCGTTGCTATATAAGCGGTTTAGAGTGATTAATGTAATACCGAAAAAGAAAGGCGGTTTGAAAAATGGAACTCAAATACAATGTCACGGGCAGCGAACGAAAATCATTGGTCGGTGCAATCAGCACGGTATTGGATGCCCCAACTAACTACCTCGGCGCTCCTACCTTCGCCTATGAGGTCGGCGGTTATCACATCGACAAGAATGGTACAGTCACAGGCCCAGACAATCTTGATTTGAAGGATGCCCTGCACCAACAGGGGTTCGACGCAACTCCGACATTCGAAGATTTGCAGATGACCGAGGAAGAGGAATTGGGGCTTGGACGCACACGCCGTGAGAATATTCAAGGTGAGAATGGGATGCTGGCAAGTGATGTGCCGGAACCTAACGAGGGCATCGGGCTGGTGATTGAAATGCCTCGCGCCTCCTTCACCGATACGGCACTTGAAAATCTCAAACGGCTGGTCGACAGCAAGGACGCCCTCATCAAAAAGGCGCTCGGTACGGAAACGCTCGAACTTGAAATAACAGATGAAAAGGTGCGGTTCCCGTGGTTTGAGGACGGCACCGACCCGGACGCGGTCAAAGCATACACACATTTTATCGCCGCACTCTGCGAGATGGCAAGAGTACAAAAGCGTGTTACCGCAAAAGAAAAGGAAACCGGCAACGATAAATACGCCTTCCGCTGCTTTCTTCTACGGCTGGGCTTCATCGGAACGGAATACAAAGAGGAGCGTAAAATTCTGCTGAAAAACCTCTCCGGCAGCTCGGCTTTCAAGAGCGTGCAGAAAAAGGGCTTCTCGCAGGACGACCTTGATAAAGCAAAAGCCGATCCTGCTGTACGCGCCGAAATCAAAGCCATTTTGGGAGGAACTGACGATGAACAATAATTTCCCTTCAAGAGAAACCGTGGAGCGTATCCGAAAACAGTACCCGATTGGATGCCGTGTCGAGCTACTCCGTATGGACGATGTCCAAGCGCCGCCAATCGGTACGAAAGGCACCGTGCGGTATGTGGACGACCTCGGCAGTCTGGGCGTCGCCTGGGACAACGGCAGCTCCCTCCAAGTGGTCTACGGCGAGGATTTGTACAGAAAGTTGGAGGACACAAGCGATGGACGCTAAGATAAAAGAACAAATTCTCGCTGTCCGTGAAACCGGGCTTACGAATATGTTTGATACCCTCGCCGTTCAGCGCATAGCCCATGAAAGGGACTTCTTCGAACTGGTGGTTTTTCTTGAGGAGCATAGGGACGAATACGCCCGTTTTATCCTCACAGGCGAAGAGTAACGGCTGTAAACTACACAAATATGCGGGCTGTATTCGCCCGAAAGATCGTGCAGAATATGTCCGAGTCGATCGCGTAATTGCCTGGATATCATGTGCTTTCAGAGTTAATATGTGACTACCGAAAGGGAAAACCACACCAAACGGAGGAAAATAAAATGAACGAAAAACAATGGAAACAGATTGAAGAGCAGCTTCCCGCGGGCGCGAAAATCCTGCGCTGGTACACAGCCGCTGAGAACGGGCAAATCAGAGTGATTGCCAAAGCCCCGACCGACGACTACGAGACCCGCTACAACGTGAGCTTCGACGCCGACGGCAACTCCAGTATCAAAATATTTTAAGGAGGGCGCTGTCATGTGGAAGGAAGGAACCCTCAAAATTCACGACAGCGTTTTTCATTACTGGATGAAGCAGTACGACGAAGGTTCGCAATTTGGCATCGACGGCGGCAGAATCAGCAAGCTGATGCTCAAACGCGACGGAGAAATCGTGTGCAATTATGACAGAGGCTGGGATATTGAACCCTCCGACCCCGACACGCAACTTGCTCTTGAGCTTCTGCTGCACAGCGAAAACTACTAAACCTGCATAAAAAATAAGCCGAGGACGCGCCGGAGACGGCGTGTGTCTCGTACAGATAGATTCTGAAGGCTTGCTCTTGCAAACGTTGCAATTGGCAAGTCTGTTTTTATGCCCGAAGGGAGGCGGCGGATATACGAAGGCTCAGAAAATACGCTCCGACACGATTCAAGTCGGCGGATTCTGTTTATGACAAGTCCACCGCCGACTATGCGGTGTCTTTTATACAGGCGCTCTGCCATACCAAAGGCACATGGGCGGGTAAGCCGTTTGAGCTTATCGACTGGCAGGAGCAGATTATCCGTGATGTATTCGGAACGCTCAAAGCCAACGGTTACCGGCAATTCAACACCGCTTATGTGGAAATACCGAAAAAGATGGGAAAAAGTGAGCTTGCGGCGGCTGTTGCCCTGTTGCTCACCTGCGGCGATAACGAGGAACGTGCCGAGGTTTACGGCTGTGCCGCCGACCGCAATCAGGCGTCCATCGTGTTCAATGTGGCGGCGGATATGGTTCGGATGTGCCCGGCATTGTCGAAACGGGTAAAAATCCTCGATTCACAGAAACGGCTCATTTATCAGCCGACGGGCAGTATCTACCAGGTGCTGTCCGCCGACGTCGGCAACAAGCACGGCTTCAATACCCATGGTGTTGTATTTGATGAGCTTCACACGCAGCCGAACCGAAAGCTTTACGACGTTATGACCAAAGGCAGTGGCGACGCGAGAATGCAGCCGCTGTATTTTCTGATTACCACCGCCGGGGATAACCAGAACAGCATCTGCTGGGAGGTACATCAAAAGGCACAGGATATTTTGAACGGCAGGAAGCATGATCCGACCTTCTACCCTGTAATCTACGGTGCCGCGCCGGAAGATGACTGGACGGACCCGAAGGTATGGAAAAAAGCGAATCCCTCGCTCGGTATCACGGTCGGAATCGACAAGGTAAAAGCCGCCTGTGAGAGCGCAAAGCAAAATCCTGCCGAGGAAAACAGCTTCCGTCAGCTTCGCTTGAACCAGTGGGTCAAACAGGCGGTGCGCTGGATGCCAATGGACAAATGGGATAAATGCGCTTTCCCCGTAAGCGCAGACAACCTGCGCGGGCGCGTCTGCTACGGCGGGCTTGACCTTTCGTCCTCCACGGATATAACGGCGTTCGTACTGGTATTCCCACCGCTTGATGAAGAGGACAAATACACCGTGCTTCCGTTCTTCTGGATACCCGAAGACAACATTGATTTGCGTGTGCGACGAGACCATGTGAATTACGATGTGTGGAAAAAACAAGGTTTTCTGCAAACTACCGAGGGCAATGTAGTACATTACGGTTTCATTGAGAGCTTCATTGAGGAACTCGGCACGAAATATAACATCCGTGAAATAGCCTTTGACCGCTGGGGCGCTGTGCAAATGACGCAGAACCTCGAAAACCTCGGCTTTACAGTTGTCCCGTTTGGTCAGGGCTTCAAGGATATGTCTCCGCCGACCAAGGAACTTATGAAACTGACTTTGGAGGAAAAACTCGCCCACGGCGGGCATCCTGTCCTCCGCTGGATGATGGACAACATCTATATTCGCACCGACCCAGCCGGAAACATCAAGGCCGACAAGGAGAAATCCACTGAGAAAATTGACGGCGCGGTAGCAACAATCATGGCGCTGGATCGGGCAATTCGGTGCGGCAATGATAACCGAGAAAGTGTGTATAACGATAGGGGGTTATTGATTTTATGATTTATTGAGAGAGGCTTGATGCAATCCATTTTAAGCGAAGGCTATTGCAAATATTGTAGGCGATACAAAATTATGTTATAATTTTGTATCGCATTTTTTGGAGTAAACTTGAAAGGATGCATGCTATGAAAAAGGAATTTACAACACAACAAGCAAAATTTATATATTCCAAAGATGAGCTTGGATATCAAGAAGTACTCGATGAGATGAAAAATGCAAGTGAAATAACAGTAATTACCTATAACATCTCTGAAAGACAAACTTTTCTTATGAACTGTATAAAGGCCGCACCCACCAGTTGCTCTATCACAATTGTTACGAATATACCAAATAGATGGGAAACATACTACCGCGACAATTATAGGGAAATGGCAAAAAAGAAAATTGATGTTTACTTGACAAAGCTATCTCCAGAGAGTTTGGGTGAAAAAGCATCTGTGTTTTTCAACTTTGGAAATCACGGCAAAATTATTATGACGGATACCGTGGCTTATGTTGGATCTGCTAATTATTCTGAGGAAAGCCAGAATAATAGTGAGTTTGGCTTTATTTGCCGAGATAATGAATTTGTAACCTTTTTGAAATCAGAAGTATTACCTGAAATTGAAAGCGCCTCTGTTCCATATTATGAATATAACTACACTGGTTTAATATTGGAAGCAAATATGGTCGTATCTGCTGTTTTCAACTTATACAATGAGCTTCACGAGGAAACATATGCGCTCCACGACGATATTGATGGGGAATGGTTTTATTACATTGAGCATGAGGATACTTTAAACACAAAAACTTTAGAAGCCATTAATGAAGTTTTGAATAGCGCCAATACAATAGCTCGTGATATATATGATGCTGTCGATGGAATTACAGGCAGCGACGATGATGAACTTGATAAGATAAATGAGTTGTATGAAAATTTGCTGGACTTAGCAAAAACGGCTGAAAGTTCGTCAACATCTGACGAAATATATGAACTTGCACATTTCGGATATAACAATCATATAGAACATCTATTACAAACGGATTATGCAATGGAAGCGTACGAAGACAATCTGGAAAATTGCATAGACCGGGCATCTGGTGAAGCAGGAACTCTTTTGTTCGAGTTATGTGCTAATGCAAAAGACTCAATAGATGAGTTGCTTGAGACAATCAAAAAATACCAGGAGGTTTTCACAGAACTTATCGATAGCTTTTCGCAATATGATATAAAGAAAGTTAACCCAACAATTGATAATACATGACACAATGTAGTTCTGGGTCCAAAAGCATCTGGCAAACCAGCCGGGTGCTTTTTTCATGCCCATTTTTGGAGGTGATACTATTTGAATATATTATCCGGACTATTTCACTCCCGCGATAAGCCTACAAACCGTGTCGGCGGCGGGTGGTCGTTCCTTTTCGGCGGCACAACCAGCGGCAAGACGGTCAACGAGCGGACGGCGATGCAGACCACTGCGGTTTATGCATGTGTGCGTATTTTGTCCGAGGCCGTCGCCGGTCTGCCGCTGCATATCTACCGATACCGGGCTGACGGCGGTAAAGAGCGCATCCCCATGCACCCCCTCTACCATCTGCTCCATGACGAGCCCAACCCAGAGATGACTTCATTCGTGTTCCGAGAAACACTGATGAGTCATCTTTTGCTTTGGGGCAACGCCTACGCGCAGGTAGTTCGCAACGGACGCGGTCAGGCGGTCGCTCTCTACCCTCTGCTTCCGAGCAAGATGGACGTCAGCCGGGCGGCGAACGGGGAGCTGCTTTACACTTATTACCGCGACGCGGATGAAACCGGACTGAACCCGAAAGGCGGATATATCACGCTCCGCCGTGATGAGGTTCTCCATATCCCCGGCCTTGGGTTTGATGGCCTGATTGGCTACAGCCCGATTGCTATGGCGAAGAACGCCATCGGCATGTCTCTCGCCACCGAGGAATACGGCGCCAGCTTCTTTGCCAATGGCGCAAACCCCGGCGGTGTGCTGGAGCATCCGGGCGTTATCAAGGATATTGGGCGTGTTAAGGAAAGCTGGAACTCTGCCTATCAGGGCAACGGCAACGCACATAAAGTTGCCGTGCTTGAGGAGGGCATGAAGTTTCAGGCAATCGGCATCCCGCCGGAGCAGGCGCAGTTTCTGGAAACACGGAAATTTCAGATCAACGAGATCGCACGTATTTACCGCGTGCCGCCCCACATGGTGGGAGACCTTGAGAAATCCAGCTTCAGCAACATCGAACAGCAGTCGCTGGAGTTCGTGAAATATACCCTCGACCCATGGGTAGTCCGCTGGGAGCAGAGCCTGCAGCAGTCGCTGCTTCTGCCTTCCGAAAAGCCGTCTCTGTTCATCCGGTTCAATCTGGACGGACTGCTTCGCGGCGATTACCAAAGCCGCATGAGCGGGTACGCCGTCGGTCGGCAGAACGGCTGGATGTCTGCAAACGACATTCGCGAGCTGGAGGACATGAACCGCATCTCCACCCAGGAAGGCGGCGATTTGTATCTGGTCAACGGCAATATGACCAAACTGGCGGACGCGGGTGCGTTCGCCGGAAATCAATCAAAGGAGGCCAACGGCCAATGAAGAAATTCTGGAACTGGGCAAGGGACGAAACCACAGAAGAACGCACCCTTTATCTGAACGGCGTCATTTCCGACGAAACCTGGTGGGGCGACGAGATAACACCCAAGATGTTCAAGGATGATCTGCTCGCCGGGACGGGAAATGTCACGGTTTGGATTAACTCTCCCGGCGGCGACGTGTTCGCGGCGGCGCAGATCTATAACATGCTCATGGACTACACCGGGAAAATCACCGTCAAGATTGACGGGTTGGCGGCAAGCGCGGCTTCGGTCATCGCAATGGCGGGCGGAGATGTATATATGTCCCCGGTGTCCATGCTGATGATCCATAATCCATCCACCATCGCCATCGGCGACAGCGAGGAAATGCTCCGCGCAAAGGCGCTGCTGGACGAGGTGAAGGAAAGCATCATTAACGCCTATGAGCTGAAATCCGGATTGTCCCGTGCGAAGCTCTCTCACCTCATGGACGCGGAAACCTGGATGAACGCTAACAAGGCGGTTGAACTGGGCTTTGCGGACAAAATCATGTTCTCCGAGGGCGAAACAACTGCCGCCGACAGCCTGATTTTCTCCCGCATGGCGGTCACCAATTCTCTAATCAGCAAGCTGCCAAAGCAGCAAAAACCGAAAACAGGAACCCCTATTAAGTCGCTGGATAAGCGGCTCTCTTTAATTTCCCACTAATTTGAAGGAGGAACACACAATGAGTAAAATTCTTGAACTGCGCGAAAAGCGCGCCAAGGCATGGGACGCGACGAAGGCGTTCCTGGACACCAAGCGCGGCGGCGACGGTCTGCTCTCCGCCGAGGACACGTCGACCTATGACAAGATGGAAGCCGATGTTGTGGCTCTGGGCAAGGAAATCGAGCGTCTTGAGCGCCAGTCCGTAATCGACACGGAGCTGTCGAAAGCCACCAGCAATCCCATCACCAATACCCCCTCCAAAGGCACGGAGGAAAAAACCGGGCGTGCCTCCGCAGAATACAAAAGATCGTTCTGGAACGCCATGCGCACCCGTGCCGGCGAGGGACTCGACCCGGTTGTGAGAAACGCCCTGCAGATCGGCACCGATACCGAGGGCGGCTACCTCGTCCCGGACGAATTCGAGCGCAACCTTGTGGAAGCCCTTGAGGAGGAGAACATCTTCCGCAGGCTGGCAAACGTTATCACCACCTCTTCCGGTGACCGCAAAATCCCGGTTGTGGCGTCCAAGGGCACGGCGTCCTGGATTGACGAGGAAGGCGCCATCCCCGAAAGCGACGACAGCTTTGGTCAGGTTTCCATCGGCGCGTATAAGCTGGGTACCCTGATTAAGGTTTCCGAGGAGCTGCTGAACGACAGCGTATTCAACCTCGAATCGTATATTTCGAGGGAGTTTGCCCGCCGCATCGGCAACAAGGAGGAGGAATCCTTCTTCGCGGGCGACGGTTCCGGCAAGCCCACCGGCATTCTTGCAGCCACGGGTGGAGCACAGCTTGGCGTGACTACTGCCGGCGCTACGGCAATCACCCTGGACGAGGTGCTTGACCTCTTCTATTCGCTGAAAGCACCCTACCGCAACAAAGCTGTTTTCGTGATGAACGACTCCACCGTCAAGGCAATCCGCAAGCTCAAAGACAGTCAGGGTCAGTACCTCTGGCAGCCCTCCATTCAGGCGGGCACGCCCGATACAATCCTCAACCGTCCGCTGTACACCTCCTCCTATGTTCCCGCCATCGCGGCGGCTGCGAAGACCGTCGCGTTCGGTGATTTCAGCTATTACTGGGTGGCCGATCGTCAGGGCAGGGTGTTTAAACGGCTCAACGAGCTGTACGCAGCCACGGGTCAGGTGGGCTTCATCGCTACCCAGCGTGTGGACGGCAAGCTGATTCTTCCCGAAGCCGTCAAGGTTCTCCAGCAGAAAGCATCGTAAGGAAGGGGGTGCGGCGGCATGGCGCTGATTGACGAGCTACTGCCCAAGGTTAAAGCAAACCTCATATTGGAGCACGGCGCGGATGACGACCTCCTTAAAGGCTTCATCCGCGCCGCCGTTTCCTACGCCGAAAGCTACCAGCACATCCCCGCGGGCAGTTATGAGGAAACCGCCATGCCGCCCACCACCGAGCAGGCCGTGATTATGCTGTCGTCCCACTTTTACGAGAGCCGGGACGGCAGCACGGCCGGCTTTTTCGCGGACAGTGTGCAGGCCGGACAACAGGTGTGGGAAACGGTCAATCTGCTTTTGCGCCTTGACCGGGATTGGAAGGTGTGATTATAACTTCCGATATTTTTGCTGATTCTGAGGTGTCTTACCCAATGGTATTATTAACGCTGCACCTGCACCTTGTGCGAAAGCATAGAACGAGCTTCCGAGACGAGTGCGGTTTCCCTTGTCGATACGGTTCCATTCGTACCCCAAGAATAGATCTTTTACCATGAATTCTTCTCCTGCTAATAGATTGATAATTTCTGCTTGCGAATAAGTAATCAAATCCGTCAACGAGGTGTTTTTGGTAATAGGCATGTTAGAAATTGGCATTTCTATTTCTCCTTTCAATATACAAGCTAGTAGCGAGTAGCTACTATATTTATAACATAGTAGCTACTCGCTGTCAAGAGGAAATTATGATATTCATGGAGGCGGATATGTCATTTGGTAAAATGAACAGCTTAATCGACATCATATCGACGGAGCCTTCTAAAGACAGTGACGGCTTTGTCACCACGGGCGACCATACTATCGCGTCCGTGCGAGCCTACAAGGAAGACCGACATGGTAACGAGCGGTGGGCGAATATGGCGGCGTTCAGCGAAGCGACCGCCCTCTTCCGCTTTCGGAAGATTCCCAACGTAGAGATAACAACCTCTCTGTTTATCGCCTGTAACAGCGAGCGATACCGTATTGTCAGCGTGGAGGATGTTCGCGGACGCGGAATGTATATTGAGGTTCTGACTGAAAAGTTGGAGCCGAGTGTGAGGTGACGGGCATGGCTAAAGTTGATATGAAAATGCCGGAGGACTTCTTGCTGAAGCTTTCCCGCCTCGGTGACCAGACGGATACGATTATCCCCAAAGTGCTGGAGGCAGGCGGCGAGGTGGTGCTTAATAAGGTGAAAAGCAACCTTTCCGCTGTGGTCGGCAGCGGCACAAAGGAAAAAAGCCGCTCCACGGGCGAACTGGAACGCTCTCTGGGTCTCTCTCCCGCTTTGATGGACAGGGACGGAAACTTCAACGTGAAGGTCGGCTTTGCAGAGCCGAGGAGCGACGGCGGCTCCAATGCAAAAATCGCCAACATCCTTGAATACGGCAAGCATGGTCAGCCACCGAAACCCTTCTTGAAGCCCGCGAAGACGCAGAGCCGGAGCGCCTGCATTGAAGCGATGAAGGCGAAGCTGCGGAAGGAGGTTGACGATATATGAGCATTTTAGCGGAACTGAACACCCTGCTCTCGCTGGTTCTCCCTGTGGAGACCGGCGTTTTTTCGGGCGTTTCTCCCGACGAATACCTGGTGCTCACGCCGATGACAGACGAATTCGCCCTGTTCGGCGACAATATGCCGCTGGTCGACGTGTCCGAGGTGCGGATTTCGCTTTTCACCAAGGGCAACTACCTGCAGCGGAAAAAGCAGATCACCGCGTCGCTGCTCACGGCGGGATTTACGGTAACCGACCGCCGCTACATCGGGCATGAGGACGATACCGGCTACCACCACTACGCCATTGATGTGGCGAAACATTTTGATTTGAAGGAGGAATGAATTATGGCGACAATCGGCCTCGACAAATTGTATTATTCTAAAATCACCGAGGATTCCAATGGTCAGGAGACCTACTCCACGCCCCTCGTGCTTGCCAAAGCCATCACCGCCGAGCTTTCGGTCGAACTGGTTGAGGCGATACTGTACGCGGACGACGGCGCCGCCGAGGTGGTGAAGGACTTTAACAGTGGCAAGCTCACCCTCGGCGTGGACGACATCGGCCCGGCGGCAGCGGCGGATCTGACCGGCGCTTCCACCGACGACAACGGCGTACTGGTTTCCGCTAGCGAAAATGTGGGAAAGCCTGTCGCGGTGGGCTTCCGCGCGCAGAAGGCAAACGGCTCCTACCGCTATTTCTGGCTTTACCGTGTGAAATTCGGTCTGCCCGCGACCAACCTGCAGACCAAGTCGGATTCCATCACCTTTTCCACGCCTACTATCGAAGGAACCGTCATGCGCCGGAACAAGCTGGACGCCTTTGGCAAACACCCGTGGAAATCGGAGGTTACCGAGGGCGATGCCGGAGTGGCCTCGGCCACCATCACCGGCTGGTTTACCGAAGTCTATGAACCGGTCTATACGCCGGGATCGTAAGGAGGATGCGGAATGGATAACGTTACAAATCTACATGAAAGAAGCGCCGTTATCAATATCGGAGGCAAGGAGTATGAGCTGGTGCTGACCACCCGCGCGACCAAGGCGATCGCGGGACGGTATGGCGGGCTGGAGAACCTCGGTGAAAAGCTGATGAAATCCGAAAATTTCGAGATGGCGCTGGATGAGATCGTGTGGCTGCTGACCTTGCTTGCCAACCAATCCGTCCTGATTCACAACCTGAAAAACAAGGATAACCCGCAGGTGCTTCTGACCGAAGACGAGGTCGAGCTGCTCACTTCGCCCCTTGATCTGGCAGCATACAAGACCTCCATCACGGAAGCCATGTTCCGGGGCACCAAGCGCAATGTGGAAAGCGAGGACGAGGGTTCCTCAAAAAACGCGGAAGTCGGGTAACAGACGCAGAGGTCTTTACCCGGCTTTTGTATTACGGAACAGTGCAGATGGGTATGTGCGCGGAGGATTTCTGGCTCATGCCCATCGGCCTGTTCCTTGATCTGTGGGCCTGCCACAAGCAGTTCATCGGCATGGAGAAGCCGAAGAAAACCCGGACGATTGATGATATCATACCGGAAGGAATCTAACTCCTTAATCATATTCGTACAAGTAATAAACAAACTTAAACAATAATATTTGAATTGTATTGAAATTTGTTTACGTATGTGTTAGTATTGTTTTATCAAAAGTGAGGAGGAACCGGTGTGGAATACGAAACCTTGATACCTGTCTCAAAATTAGTTGAAAACCCGAAATATGTGCTAGAAATCGTGGATAAGTTTGGACACGCAGTGCTACTTGATAACAATGCACCGGCATATGTGGTATCCAAACCGGGACTCCTTCCTGAAATAACACAAACAACAGGAGGGACCGAGAAAATGCCAAGGTATTATTTGCAGGACGCAATGCGAATTGTCTTGGAGGAGGCTGATGGTCATCAGATGCATGCCGCCGATCTTGCTGACGCGGTATATAATCGCAGACTGTATTTACAGAGAGACGGCGGGAAAGCAACATATAATCAAATGCGTGCTCGTGTAGGTCATTATCCGGAAATGTTTGAAGCTCTCCCAGGTAATATAATTCGCCTTCGTGAGAAGCGATAGATCGGGGCGTTGTTATGGATAGAATGGTCTTCTTTAATGGGGGTTGGATGCCGTCGTATGATGGAGTCGAAACCGAAATAATTGTCAATGGTGGTTCTTATATCAAAGAGCATGGATTCGGTGGCGAAGTTTACAATTTTAGAAATAGCAACGGCAAGAATTACGGATATGTTATGACAAAAAGCAATACGCTCAATCTCGGTCGTATTGACCCTGAGCTCTTGTCTGAAAGTGATGTTATTAAAAATGTGACATGCGTTTTTGTCGCTAGGCATCCATCTGGAGGGCGTAAGATTGTCGGTTGGTATCGAAATGCAAGAGTTTTTTCTTGTTATCAAGAGTATCCAGGAACGGATCGCGAGATCAAGACAGCTAACGAAGATTGGAATGATGACGACCAAGTTGGATATTACGTGATCGCCAATCATAGCGATGCCATTCTGCTTACAGAAGACGAAAGGCTTGATGCGCCGGAGGTTCCAAATGGAAAAGACGGATTCGGACAATCCAATGTTTGGTATGCTGATTCCAAAGTTGGATATGAATTCAGACATATAGTCAATAATTTCATTAAGGAACACGGAAAAAGAACGCAAAAAGTAATAGAAGCCGAACAAAAAAGAAAAGCGCAGAGCACAGTTGACGTGGCGGCAAAAAAGAAAGTTGAAGAAGCGGCCATAAAACGGACGATAGAATATTATGACAATTACGGTTTTACGTGTGAGCGGGTAGATAAAGAGAACCTCGGATGGGATCTAGAATTTACAAAAGGAAAAGTCAGAATTCTAGTAGAAGTAAAAGGTCTCTCGCAGTCATACATATCTGTGCTTTTATCCCGAAATGAATATGAAAAAATGCGCGATAACAAGGATCAGTATCGGCTGGCTGTCGTGACGAATTGCCTTGAGCAGAATCCCAATATTAATGTATTTTCTTATGACCGCTATAAAGATGGTTGGTTCGATGAGAATAGGAACGAACTTAATATCGAGGAAATAGTCGCTGCCCGCTGCGAAATAAAACAGTAAACACAAGGCCACAGTTTTAGGAGTAATCGAAAGATTACTCCTTTTTTATGCCCATTTTGAGGAGGTGAGCACAAATGGCGGACGATTTCGGTCTGAAAATAGGCGTCGAGGGCGAGAAGGAATTCAAAAAAGCGCTTTCGGATATCAACCAGAGTTTCAAGGTTCTCGGCTCTGAAATGCAACTGGTTACCAGCCAGTTTGAGAAAAATTACAAATCCGCGCAGTCGCTTACCTCCCGCAACGAAGTTCTGAATAAGGAAATTGATGCGCAGAAGGGCAAGATTGAAACCCTGCGCGCCGCCCTTGACAACGCGTCCGAATCCTTCGGCGAAAACGACCGCCGCACCCAGAACTGGCAGGTTCAGCTGAATAAGGCGCAGGCGGAACTCAACGGCATGGAGCGCGAACTGACCGATAACGAGAAAGCCCTCGACGGTATGGGCAAGGGAGAGGACGAAGCGGCGAAGTCGGCTGATGGCCTTGGGAACGAGCTCAAGGATAGCGGTGACGAAGCGGAGAAATCCGGCTCCAAGTTTGAGAAGCTGGGCGGCGTCCTCAAAGGCGTGGGCGTGGCGATGGGCGCGGTTGTTGTGGCAGCGGGAGCCGCCGCCATGAAACTCGGTCAGGAAGTCATTGCCGCCTATTCTGACTATGAACAGCTTGTCGGCGGCGTGGATACGCTCTTCGGCGAAGCGTCAAAAACGGTACAGGGCTACGCCGAAACCGCCTTTAAAACCGCCGGTATGTCCGCGAACACATATATGGAGACGGTCACGGGCTTTTCAGCGAGTCTCATCCAATCCCTCGGCGGCGACACCGCAAAGGCGGCAAAGGTCGCGGATATGGCGGTTACGGATATGGCCGACAACGCCAATAAAATGGGTACGGGCATCTCGTCCATACAAGACGCCTATCAGGGGTTTGCCAAACAAAACTATACCATGTTGGATAACTTGAAGCTGGGTTACGGCGGCACGAAGTCCGAAATGGAGCGACTGCTCTCCGATGCTGAAAAGTTCTCCGGCATTAAATATGACATTTCTTCGTATGCGGACGTCGCCGAGGCAATCCACGTCATACAAACAGAAATGGGCATCACCGGTACGACCGCCAAGGAAGCGACCGAAACGATAAGCGGGTCTATTGCCGGTATGCAGTCGGCCATCGGCAACCTGATGGCGGGGCTTGGCAACGCGGACGCGGACATTAAAGTGCTGATCGGCAACGTGGTGGACGCGTTCCAAAACGTCGTAAAAAACATCACGCCCGTTATCCAGAACATCGTCGCCGCTTTGCCGCCCGCCCTTAACGGAATTTTAAAGGCGGTCGGAAATTTGCTTCCAACACTGCTGTCTACGGTGGTCAATCTGTTCACACAGATGCTCAGTACCATTCTGACGCTCTTGCCACAGCTTATTCCCGCAGCCGTGGACGCTGTGATGACCATCGTCGGCGCGCTGATTGACAGTCTGCCGCTCCTCGTCGACGCGGCGGTGCAGTTGGTGACGGCTCTGGTCGGCGGTATCGGCTCGGCTTTGCCGGAACTGATACCGGCGGCGGTGAGCGCTGTTACTACCATCGTTCAAGGCCTGGCGGATAACCTGCCCATGATTCTTGAAGCGGCGCTGCAGCTTATCCTTGGGCTTGCCCGTGGTCTGCTGGACGCGATTCCGCAGTTAATCGCCGCCCTACCCGCCATTATTACAGCCATTGTGGACTTTATCATCGAAGCGATTCCAGAGATTATCGACGCGGGTATTCAGCTGCTGGTGTCACTGGTGACAGCGCTGCCGGTCATTATTGATGCCGTAGTCAAAGCGATACCCAAAATTATTAATGGCATTATCACCGCCGTGATCGGCGCGATCCCCTTAATCATAGACGCCGGGGTGAAGCTGCTCATCGCCTTAATCCAGAACCTGCCGCAGATCATCACCACGGTTGTAAAGGCTATTCCGCAGATTGTCGGAAGTTTGGTAAATGCCATTGTCGGGAACATCGACAAGATCATCCTCGCGGGCGTCCAGCTACTGGTCGCACTCATTACGAACCTTCCGGCGATTATCGCCGCCGTAGTCAAGGCAGTGCCGCAGATTGTCGCGGGGCTGGTCAGCGCCTTTACCGGCTACATCGGACAGATGGCGCAGGTCGGCGGCAACCTCATCAAGGGACTGTGGCAGGGCATTACCGACGCGGGCGCGTGGCTGTGGAACAAAATCAGCGGCTTTTTCGGTGGGATTGTGGACCGAATCAAGGACTTTTTCGGCATTCACTCTCCGTCGACGCTCTTTGCCGGGCTTGGCAAAAACATGGGTGAAGGCATTGGCGTAGGCTTTGAGGACGCCATGTCCGCCGTATCGCTGGATATGCAAAACGCCATCCCCACCCGCTTCGATTTCAACACCGGCAGCATGTCCGGGCAAGGCGGCGCTGTTTCCGGCACAAACATCACACAGAATATTTCCGTGGTGACGCCCAAGGCACTGTCCGAAAAGGAACTGGCGCGGGAATTCAAGAACCTATCGCGCAAGCTGGCGCTGGAGTATTAAAGGAGGACGGCTATGGAACTGACCTATGTCAACGCGAACGGCAAAAGCATCACGCTCAAACAAAGCCGTCCGTATTTCCTTCAGAAGATAAACGGCACGGGCGATATCCGTCAGACCGTCAACACGTTTAAGGCGCCGGATCAGGACGGTGCCTTTTATATCTCGTCTACGCTGGATATGCGCAACATCACGCTGGAAGGCACGGTCATAGCGGACTCACCAGATGAAGCCTACGCGTGGCGTCATGGATTCCTTCAGATATTCAGCCCCAAGGTGGGCGGGACGCTGCTGTACCGGGAACGGCAAATCGCCTGCGTCGTGGAGGAGGCGGGGTTTACAGTTTCCACGCGCCATCGGATACCCAGCTTTTTTGTCAGCCTGCTCTGCCCGTCGCCTTTCTTTGAGACTCCAGAGGAAGTCCGCGAGGAACTGGCGTCCTGGATACCAAAGTTTAAGTTTGAACTGGAGATACCCGAAAGCGGCATGGAATTCGGGATGCGCCAACCCAGCCAGATCATCACGGTCGACAATATCGGCGATGTTTCCTGCGGCTGCGAGATCGTGTTCCACGCGCTGGGAACGGTGTCGAATCCCGAACTGCTGAACATGGATACCGGGGAGTATGTCCGCATCCTCACGACAATGAGCACCGGGGATGAACTGCGGGTTTACACCCATTTCGCCGGCAAGCGCGTCGTCAGCGTCAACGGAAGTACAGTGACGAACGCGTTCTCGCTGCTGGATACCGGCTCGGCGTTCTTTCAGCTTGCCGCCGGTATCAATACTCTGCGTTACGACGCTTCGGTCAATATGGAACTGCTCGAGGTCAGCATTTACTACCGACCGCAGTTTCTGGGGGTGTGAGGATGGAGCTGTATATCTACAATTCGAGCCGGGAGCTAACCGGTATCGTGGAGTCCTTCGAATACCTGCGCTGGACGCGGCGTTACTCCCAGTGTGGCTCCTTTGAACTGAAAGCCATCGCGACGACGCAAAACACCGCTCTCTTGCAGGAGGGAAACTTCATATGGAAGAATGACGACGAGGAAGCGGGGATCATCGAGCATTTGGAAATGGCGCAGACAGAAAAGGAAATCATCACGGCAAGCGGCCGCTTTGCCACCTCGTTTCTCTCCCGGCGAATTGTCTGGCAGATGGAGAAGCTGTCGGGCGACCTCTCATCCTGTGTGGGACAGCTTTTGAACAACCATCTCATCAGTCCCGCTGAAACGGCGCGGCGAATTGACGGCATAGCCTTCTCGTTCCCAAGCCTGGGCGTTGCCGTCAGCACTCAGATATCGTACAAAAATCTGATGGACGCGGTGACGGAGCTGTGCGGCGCTTCAGAGATTGGCATAAAGACCGTATTCACTCCGGCGACTCGCATTTTTACCGTTGCGCTGTATAAGGGCGGCAACTCTCAGGCGGTGTTCTCCAAAGAGTATGAAAATCTGACGGAGCAGAGCTATACGGAGAGTGCGGCGGATTACGCCAACACCGCCCTCATCGGCGGCGAGGGTGAAGGAGGAAGCCGCACGTTTGCCGCCATTACGGGTGGCTCCGGAGAAACCCGGCGTGAGATTTTTGTGGACGCCAAAGACCTGCAGAAAACGGACTTCGGCGACGGTTACACCGATGCGCTGATTTTCCGTGGCCAGAGCAAGCTGAGTGAGCAGAAAATCCGGTATTCATTTGATACCTCGGTTAACCCTCACGGCAACCTGACCTACAAGACGGACTTTGACCTCGGCCAGACGGTCAAGGTCATGTCCAAAGCCTGGGGCGTATCCATGACGACGCGCATCACTGAAATCGAGGAGACCTACGACGCGGACGGTCTGAGCATCAGCGTCGTGTTCGGCAAGGCCGAGCTTACCATCGCGCAGAAGATGCGTTCCGACATGAGCGAGGTCAAAACGGCGCTGTCGGCTCCGGCAGGCATAGCTGAAGTAACCGAGGCGCTGGACGCCGTATCGGGAACGCTGGGAAATCTGTCGGAGGTGGACCCGGATATTCAAGGGGAAACCTTCACGGCCACCGTAAACAACCTCTTCGGAAAGCTGCCCGCGCTCGAAATAACCGTGGGTGCGGGCACGATATCGGCCGGGCAATACGCCCTACGCCATATGGAGCCAGGCGACTCGCTGTATTTCACCTCGTGGAGCGGCAACAAATTCAGCGACCAGCCGAGCGACGACGGGCAGCTTTTTCTGGTAAAGCACAACGGGGACAGCACGGGAACCGGTTATCAGCGAGCAATGGGCTTCTTTATCTCCCGCAACACCATGACGTTCTACGTGATTTCCATCTTTATATACAACAATCCGTCGGGCGCGGCGAACTGGCTGAATATCAACAACGAGCCGATCACCACGGCGCGGCTGGCGAGCGGCGCTGTCACCACCGCGAAAATCGCCCAGGAGGCCGACACCTCAGTTACCTACTCGCTTGGGAGTGGCGTTACGGTGGGCGCGAATATGTCCTTTGTGAATAAGGGCGTCGTTTCCATCGGAATGCAGGTCAATGTGGGTTCCTCGGGAGTCGCCTCCGGCGGCACGATCCTTACGATCACAAACGCGAACTTTTACCCCTACGCGACGGTTCGCTCCGTGGCGACGGCCGTGGGCGGCAACGGCACCAATATGCCGATTACAATCAGCGCCAGCGGTGTGGTGGCAAACGCCGCCTCGTCCACGCTGCCCACGGGCTATTACCTGATATCCTGCTCTTACGCGAGAGCTTAACGGGAGGAAAGCAATATGGAGAAAAGCGGATTTTTCAACTCATCGGATGGAGATCGAATCTATGACGCGACGGACTTCGCGGCGTATTTCGGAAGTCTCGTCTCAAACGGCGTATTTTACGCGGCGGCGACCAACCTGCAGGCGACGCCGGGGAGCGGGCTGGCGGTAAGCGTTGCGGCGGGCGGCGCGTGGATAAGCGGTTACCGCTACGAGAACACGGACGCCTTAAACCTTCCGCTCACCACGGCGAACGGGAGCAATCCCCGGATTGACCGGGTTGTCGTCCGTTTAAGCAAGGTCAGCCGAAGTATTCGGCTTGCCGTTGTCGCCGGTACCCCCGCCGCGACACCAGTGGCCCCAGCACTGACAAGAACCAGCGACGTTTACGAACTCGGCATCGCCGACGTGCTGGTACCTGCTGCCGCCACATCAATCATCGCGAACAACATCACCGATACCCGGCTGAACACCAGCCTTTGCGGACTGGTCAATTCGCTGATAACGGCGGTTTATGAATAAGGAGGCGATTGACAGTGGCGGATATTAACGGCGTAACTCTGAACGCGGGCTCCGGCCCGACCGTCCATTACACCATTACCTATTCCAAGAGCCGACCGAACAACAGCCAGATGACCTACAATTTCACTATCTCCGCCGCGCTGGGTTCCTCCGGCTCCTACATCCACAGCGGCTACGCCCTACTCTGCACCATGACGGTCAACGGCTCGTCCGCGCAGGTGCGCATCAAGGCGGCGGACGGCGACGACTGGGACGGGACCACGCCGAGGCTCAGATACGTTACGGTGACCTGCGCTTCCACAGCCGGAAACACCGCGCAGGGCGTGCGTTTTCAAGTAGTGTCGGACGGGCGGCTGGCGCTTTCTTCCGGGGTAATCGACAATTCAGGTTATACGGTATTAAGTTCGGATCTTCTCACCACGGCCTGCGGCGCGCCGACCTCCTGCTCAGTCAGCCCGATTCTTGCTGAGGGAAACGTGACGCTTTCCTGGAGCGGAGCCTCAAGCGGCATAGGCAATGCGATTTTCAGTTATGAAATTCAGTACAGTGATTCCACGGACAACGCCGCCTGGGGAACGTGGACGGCGCTGACGACGGTGGCCACCACGGCTTCCAGCGGCAGCGTATCTGTTGCGCCACCCCCGACGCGTGGCAATTACCGCAGATTCCAGGTGCGGACGCGCGGCGCGGCGGGAGCGAGCTACTATTCGGGGTGGAAAGTATCCACAAACTCCGTCCGCAGAAATACGGCGCCGAAACCCGCAACGTCGGTGGTCGCCACTCCCGCGACCTACAGCAACGAGACGATCACGCTGACATGGAGCGGAGCATCGGGCGGCACCAGCGCGGTTAAGGGCTATCAGATCGCCAGCCGCACTTCAACGGACAACAGCACCTGGAGCGCGTGGAACGTGCTGACCATGCTGACGCTGTCGGCCAGCGGCGGCAGCTATAACCCGGCTGTCTCAAGCACACCGGGAACGTATACGCAATTCGGCGTCTGGACGATTGACTCGCTGGATGTCTACTCGGCAGAAACAGTTAGCAACAGCATTTTCTGCGATGTCACAGCCTGCGGAGCGCCGACACTTTGCTCTGTAAGTGCGGCGTTGGCCGAAGGAAATGTCACCCTCTCGTGGAGCGGTGCTACGTCCGGTGCGGGAAACGCCATCACATCCTATGAAATCCAATACAGCGACTCACCTGACAACAGCGTCTGGGGAGACTGGACGGTGCTAATGACGGTGAACACCACCGCGACAAGCAACAGCGTAAGCGTCAGTCCGTCGGGCGTAAGGGGAAATTACCGCCGCTTCAGAGTGAGAACCTGCGGAGCCGCCAGCGAAGGATATTATTCCGATTGGGCGGTGTCCGGCAATACCGTACGAAAAAACACACTGCCAACCCCGCCGGTATCCTTTGCCGTCGCACCCTCAATCTATGAGGGAAACATCGTGACCCTCACATGGAGCGGCGCGGCGCCGGGCACGAGTGCCATCAAGCAGTATGTCATTCAGCGCGCGACCTCCACGGACGGGACGAACTGGTCGGCATACGAGGCTCTTACAATTGTTGTTTCGAGCTTGACATCGGGAACGTATACGGCAAACGCCTCCCAGGTAGCCGGAACATATACCCGTTACCGCATCAGCGTAACCGATACCTTAGACGCTGTTTCCGCGTATGTCGTCAGCGGGGCGGTAAAGAAAAACAGCCCTCCGACCGCTCCAGTCATCATCTGCCCGGTGTCCGGCGCTTCCAGTTACAATAGCACTCCGCGTTTTATGATTATAACGGGAGTCGAGCCGGACGGCCAGTCGCAGATGGTGGAGGTAAAAATTGACGCGGGCGCTTGGATCAACAGCGTGGATGATCCCGAAAGGTTCTCCACCGGCGGCTATCTCGGCAACAGCGTTAAAACGGTGTTGCATCCGGAAGCGCTGGCGGAGGGAAGCCATTCCGTTACCATCCGCTGCCTCGACAGTGATACCGCGTCCGCGAGTCCCGAGGTGACGCGCACTTTCACGGTTCTTCCGACACCCTTCGAAACGATTACCGCGAACGAAACCCATGTGAAAGCCGCTCATATCCTAACGCTCCGCACCGCTGTAAATATGGCGCGAAGCTATTACAACCAGCCGTCCGCGACGTGGAGCGAGGAAATTGCCGCCGGAAAGACAGCGGTCAAAAATTGGCCATTCCATATCACGGAGCTTCGAAAAGCCATCGAACCTGTCGTCGCGGTGATCAACGGTTTCGATTCCTCCTCGACCTTCGATGTTCCTCCCATTACATGGTCACCAATCGGCACCGGCCGACCCAAAGCGGCGGTCATGACTCAGTTGTGGGAGCTGCTCCTATCCCTGTAGCTGAATAACTTTTTTCAGCGTTCCCGCTGCGGTGGGAGCGCTTTTTTTATACAAATTCATGAATGGAGGTATTGCAATGAAAGAAGTATGGACTTGGGTTCAAATAGGACTCGCGGCGGTAGGCGGCTTCCTCGGCTGGTTTGTCGGGGGCTTTGACGGCTTTCTTTACGCGCTGCTCGTGTTTGTGGTCGCCGACTATATCACCGGGGTGATGTGCGCCATCGCGGACAAAAAGCTGTCCAGCGAGGTTGGCTTCAAAGGTATCTGCAAAAAGGTACTGATTTTCGTCATGGTCGGCATCGGGCACATCGTCGACATTTATCTCATCGGCAACGGCGAGGTTATACGCACAGCCGTGATTTTTTTCTACTGCTCCAACGAGGGCGTGTCGATGCTGGAAAACGCCGGGCATCTGGGGCTTCCCATTCCGCAGCAGCTCAAGGATATTCTGGAGCAGCTTCACGACCGCAGTGAAAAGGGGGACAAATAAATGAACCTGCATAAACTTATTCTGACAAACAACGCCTGCTATAAGGCAGGCCGCACCATTACACCAAAAGGTATCATGGTGCATTCCACTGGGGCGAACAATCCGAGTCTCAAACGCTATGTCGGCCCGGACGACGGTCTGCTCGGTAAAAACCAGTACAACAACCACTGGAACCAGAACACGCCGGACGGCCGTCAGGTCTGCGTCCACGGTTTTATCGGCAAGCTGTCCGACGGCTCCATCGCAACGTACCAGACCTTGCCGTGGAATATGCGCGGCTGGCACTGCGGCGGTTCCGGCAATGACACGCATATTTCCTTTGAAATCTGCGAGGATGGTCTGACGGATGCTGCATACTTCAACGCCATATATAAGGAAGCAGCCGAACTGTGCGCTTACCTCTGCAAGCAGTATGGGCTGACCGAAAAGAACGTCATCTGTCATTCAGAGGGCTACAAGCTGGGGATAGCTTCTAACCACGGCGATGTGATGCACTGGTTTCCCCGGTTTGGCAAGAGCATGGATACGTTCCGTGCCGAGGTCGGGAAGCTGCTCGCGGCGTCAAACACTCCGACTACTGCTCCGTCCGGCTTTGCCGTCGGCGATCGGGTCATTTTAAACGGCGCGGTTTATGCTGACAGCTACGGCGGCGGGAAAGGACGATCCTTCCAGAACAGAAATTGTACTGTCACCCGCATAGTCGACCTCAAACGCAAGTGCCCGTACCTGCTGGATAATAGCTTGGGCTGGGTGCCGAATGACAGCATCCGAAAAGCATAACAGAATTTCTATTACAAATAGCCACAGGTTTTCAAGCCCATCGAGGATTTTTTCTTCGGTGGGCTTATTTTTTTATATCCTTTTCGGCCGAACGGCCTTTTTCCTTCCAGTGGGTAGTGAGGACAGAAGCCTCAGACTGGAGGGCAAGCAATGACAAGGGATGACACAGCAAAAATTACTGAACTTCAGAATAGAGGAATGGGTTATAAACAAATATCCTCGCTGATGGGTCTTTCCGTCAATACGGTCAAGTCTTACTGCCGCAGGCACCCGGTCGGCAAGTATGGAATTTGTCAGCAGTGCGGGGCACCCATCAAGCAAACGCCGCATAAGAGAGCGAAGAAGTTCTGCTCCGACGCCTGCAGGATGGCGTGGTGGAAAGCGCACCCGGAGCAAGTCAAAAGAAAGGTCTTTCACCTGACCTGTGTCTGGTGCGGAAAACCCTTTGACAGCGTCGGTAGCGGCGAGCGCAAATACTGCTCCCGAGTCTGTTACGCCGATGCCAGACGCAAGGAGGCGTGGGAATGACAGATGAACTGTTCCAGCGCGTGGCGCTCTATCAGATAACGATGTCGATCATGCGGGGTATGCTCACCAAAGGTATTATTTCGGAGAAAGAGTATGCGGAGATTGATACAATATTCGCCGAAAAATACGGCTTATCTTCGTCAACTATATATCGCTGAACGCCTTGCTATTACTGCATTTTAGAGTGAATATGACATGACGAGGAGGTGATATAAGTGGAACGAGAAGTAACAAGAGTCGACTTTCGTATTCCCGTGCAGCCGAAAGCGAGGCGCGTTGCGGCATACGCGCGGGTTTCCTCCGGCAAGGATGCCATGCTCCATTCGCTCTCGGCACAGGTCAACTACTACTCCGATCTTATTCAGCAACATCCTGGCTGGCTTTACTGCGGTGTGTATGCCGACGAAGCTCTGACAGGCACAAAGGACGACCGCGAGGGCTTTCAGCGTCTACTGACGGAGTGCCGCACCGGAAATGTAGATATGGTCATTACAAAGTCCATCTCCCGTTTCGCCCGCAACACGGTTACGCTGCTGGAAACGGTGCGAGAGCTAAAAAGTCTGGGCGTGGACGTCTACTTTGAGGAACAGAACATCCACACCATGAGCGCCGAGGGCGAACTGATGATGACCATTCTGGCTTCCTACGCGCAGGAGGAAAGCCTGTCCGCCAGCGAAAACCAGAAGTGGCGCATACGGAAGGGCTTTGAACAGGGGGAGCTGATGCAGCTCCGCTTCCTGTTCGGCTACCGCATATCGCGGGATAAAATTGAGATAGACCCGGACAAAGCCGCTATTGTGCGCGAGGTTTTTCAGCGCGTTATCGACGGGGATACGTTCGGTTCTATTGCCAGAGATTTGACCGAGCGCGGAATCGACCGGGCGTTCGGCGGCGAGTGGACTTCTTCCCGCATACACGATATGGTTGCCAACGAGAAATATACGGGCAATTCGCTCCTTCAAAAATCCTACAAGAATAACCATCTGGAGAAACGGCAGATCCCGAACCGGGGCGCTCTGCCTATGTACTATGCCGAAGGTACGCACGACGCCATCATCGACGCCGACACATTTCAGAAAGCACGTAAGGTCTTGGAGCGACTTGACGCGGTAGCATTTGAATACAAGCGTCCCGAACGGAGTGTGTTCACGGGCATGATACACTGCCCGCGCTGCGGAAAGAATTACAAGCGGGTTAACAACCACGGGCGATGGGGCTACAACTGCTCAACCTATCAGAGCAAAGGTAAGTTGTCCTGCTCCGGCAAGCGTATTCCCGAATCCGTGCTGATAGCGGAATCCGCCGCCGCTTTGGGGCTTCTCGCGTTTGACGAGGATGCCTTCAAAGAGAGAATTGAGCGCATTGATGTGCCGGAACCGAACCATCTGCTGTTTGTGTTCAAGGATGGACATACGGTCGAGCGTGTCTGGCGTCATCGCTCCAGAGCGGAGAGCTGGACGCCTGAGATGAAGGAAACGGCGCGGCAGCGGACTTTGAGACATAGGAGGGCAAGCAAATGACAAAAATAGCGAGGACGGTCACGGTCATTCCGCCGACGGTTAATCCGATTACACATCTGCCAGGACTTTCGCTCAGAAAACGTCGCGTTGCAGGATATGCCCGCGTATCCACTGATAAGGACGAACAGTTCACCAGCTATGAGGCGCAGATTGATTATTATACACAGTACATCAAGCGAAATCCAGAGTGGGAGTTCGTGACGGTATACACGGACGAAGGCCTTTCTGGGCTGAACGCAAAAAAACGCGAGGGCTTCAACCAGATGGTGGCTGATGCCCTCGCGGGTAAGATAGACCTCATCGTTACCAAGTCCGTCAGCCGGTTTGCCCGCAATACTGTGGATAGCCTTACGACCGTCCGAAAGCTGAAAGAAAAGGGTGTGGAGGTGTACTTCGAGAAGGAAAACATCTATACCCTCGACAGCAAGGGAGAATTGCTCATAACCATTATGTCCTCGCTGGCGCAGGAAGAATCCCGCTCCATTTCAGAGAATGTCACATGGGGTCAACGAAAGCGGTTCTCCGATGGCAAAGTCAGCCTGCCGTACAGCCAGTTTCTTGGCTACGAGCGCGGGCAGGACGGCATCCCGAAAATCGTTGAGGCGGAGGCAGCTCTGGTAAGACGCATCTATGGGCTTTTCATGGGCGGCAAGACCGCCTGCGCAATAGCGAAGGAACTCACTTCAGAGGGTACTCCAACTCCGGCCGGCAAAGAAAAATGGTCGGTCAGCACTATTGAAAGCATCCTCACAAACGAGAAATATAGAGGGTCGGCAAAACTTCAAAAACGCTTTACTGTGGATTTTCTCACCAAAACCATGAAGGTGAACAAGGGTGAGGTTCCGCAATACTATGTGGAATTCAGCCACGACCCAATCATTCAGCCGGACGAGTGGGGCGCCGTTCAAAAGGAGTTTACACGGCGCAAAGCCCTGGGGCGCAGCTACAGCGGGAACAGCATATTTGCTTCCCGCATAATCTGCGGCGACTGTGGTGGCTTCTACGGCTCCAAGGTCTGGAATTCCACAAATAAATACCGCCGCACGATATGGCAGTGTAATGCCAAGTTCAAAGGTGAGCACAAATGCACGACGCCCCATTTGGACGAAGAAACCATCAAAGCCCGCTTTCTCGCTGCCTTTGGCACCCTGCTTGACGGTAAGAATGCCCTTCTGGAGAACTGTGAACTGGTCAGGGCCAAGTATACGGACTGCGCCACCATTGATGCCGAAATTGCGAATCTGCTCCGCGAGATCGATGTGGTGACCGAACTGACGCGCAAGTGCGTCGAAGAGAATGCGGCCAGCGCCCAGAACCAGGACGAGTACACCACCCGCTACAACGGCTATGTCGAGCGGTACAGTGTAGCAAAGGAAGGGGTTGAGGCACTGGAGCAGGAACGGACACTTCGACTGGCGCGGGCGGATGCCTTCGACGCCTTTATCCGCACGGTAAGGGATGTGGGCACTGTTCCCATAGAGTTTGACGACAGACTTTGGCTGAAGGTGATTGACACCGTCATGGTAAAGAATGACGGGACGATGGCGTTTAGGTTTCAAAACGAAATGGAACTGAATGGTTAAAAGGGGACACATTAAGGAGTACAGGCTTTTTTCAAAGCTTGTACCCTTTTTGCACTTTCTAACCTCAAGAACCATTTATCTGACTTTACCACCCGTATTTGTGCTCCAACTTTTTATTCTCTGGGTCTGCGCTATGCTTTCGTTTTCCAAAAAATTCATCTTCACGCGCTATGGAAGGATCAAACCAGTCAGCTTTTAACTTTGCCCACGTAATCCATTCAATTTGTTCCGTTGTTAACCCTTCCCCGGCATTCGTGTGGTCTTCAAATGACTGTACATAAGCCCTGATCTTTCGAGCAATGTCATAATCTTCAGCAGTATTAACCAGCACCCGCACTCTATCTACCTCATCATTGTACCGTGCTCTAATTCGTTCCTTACGTTTATACTCTTCCTGTTCTTTGCGTTGTTTTTCTTCCTCCTCAAGTCTTTTTAACCTGACAGGATATGAAGCCTCATAAAAGGCAATCAAGATCTCACCGATGCGGTCCTCCAGTTTATAAGCTTTGCAATCTCGATATTTGTAATTGCCGACAGTTAGGCATAAATTTCCGCTCCATGGGTGGTCGTATTTGGGAACCTTGGGCTTACTGGCATATTGGCTTTTTCTTTTCGCTTCCTCATATTTTAGAAGTTCCATTTTTTCTTGCTTTGTGATTTCATGAGGAATTTCAAGCGTTGATTCCGTTATCTGAAAATCCACTGTCTCGTTATTTATTCTGAATCTATAGTTATGTTGGTAGTCAGATAACAAGACTCCGTTATATGGGAGAACCGCCTTCAAAATTGCGTCAATTATATGAAATGCTCGAGGATAACTAGCCTTCGAAATCTCTGCAGCCATAGTCGGAGGTTCTATCTTTGAGCCATAACGCATATCGATACCCTTCGAGTAAAGATCATACCATTCTTCACATGCAGCCTTATATGCTATAACATTCTTATGGAGCTTGCTTCCTGGACCGGCGACCCGCAGCTTTTCTGCCACCGCAATAATGGTTTTTCTTCCGTCTTCCTTCATAAACTCTAGTGAGTTTTCCAGAATCTGAAGTTTTCTTGAACTGCCTGTCTTCGGCTTATTCTCATCCGCAACTTTCTTGATTTTTGGCAGTGGTGCCTTTTCAACGGGCTTACCTGCCCTGACTTTTGCCCAATAACCGCGATCCGGAAGAGGAACATCCATTCTCTTACACATGCTCCGAATGGACCAGTCTGTAGTTCCGTACTTTTTAGCTACGATTGAAGGCGGATTTTCCCATACTTCTGCATACAATATATCTCTATTATTTATCCCGGTTGCGGAAGGAGACTTGATATATACTTCAAGCGGTACCTTATCATCTTCTGGGAAAGAAGTATCTGATATTTCAGTATTTGCTTCTTCTACCTTTGGCACCTTGGGTTCCTCCGGTTGTTTTACTGCCGGAGGCGCTTCATTTATTTTTTCTTGCGTCTGCGTTTTCCTACGTTTTTCTGGTTCGCCTGTAATGAATGTTACATCTGATATTTCAGATTCTGGCAGAGGTGTCCTTTCGGCAGGCCTTCCCATTTCAACTTTTGTCCAGTATCCAGATGGAGGAATAGGAATTGCGTTTTCGCGACAGGTGGAAAGGAAATTGCCATAATTGATATCATATTTCCGCGCGATTTTTGCAGCTGACTCAGTCCAGATTTCTTCATAAATGGATTTCCTATCAAGAACCAATTCTCCCACTTCAGGGTTCACCTCCTCTTCGTGAGCATTTTGCTTGTTTTCATCGAACAGTGAATTGAATAGCGTTATCCCTCCTATCCTTCGTTTTCTTTTAATAGAAAAAGCAGGTCCTGCTTCATTTCCTCAAAATTCTTGATAATAGTGCTGAGATTATCCTCTATGTTTTTAACCTGGACTTCATTGATCTTGCCGTGCTTATACGCGATAAGCCTCTCCGGAACAATGACATATGTCCAGCTGTCAGAATATCTGTTTCCATCTTCCTTCTTGGCAGCAAAGCCTATCGGAAGAAGCGCGTTTCTCATTCCTAAGGTAACGGAGTTTGCAGATATTCCAAGATATTTTGCCGCAGTTTGGATTGTAACCTTACTCATATTCAGAATATCGTCATCTGTTAGCTTGTCCATGCATCCACCTCCTTCCCATTATCATTATATTACAAAATCAAAGGACCTTTTTGCAAAGAAAATCGAGCTGGGTACGGTTAAGAATTTCGACTATGCCTTCTCGCTTGCTGTGCTGAAGAAGATAGAAGTCACCCCACAAGGCAAGCTAACATTCTGCTTGCTCTGCGGGGTGAGATTGACGATGTAATTACGAAAAACACCATTTTAGGACAAAAACTACATTTATAACATTGTATAGTTAAAACTTTTATTATATAATATTAAGGACGTTGGGCAACATAGGCTACCATTAATATTCTTGGAGCGAAAGCTTCAGAAAGGAGGTAGCGCTATGAGCTTTGTAGTCACTATTGACTGGAAGTTCGTTGTTGCCCTTGGCGTAGCCACCGTAGGCATCATCTTCGCATCGAAGATGGATCCGAAAGCGGCCAAGGAAGTATCAATCCACGCGGTTGATGCTGTCAAAGAGTATGCAGTTGTTAGCAATAGCAACTGCTGACCCCTTTGCCAAACGTCAGGGCACGTAATCTTCGGATTATGTGTCTTTTTATTATAGAAAAAATGTGTGGAGGGGCATATGGTGATTCCGAAAGTTGCAATCTGCCCAATATGCGGTAAAAAAACATATTTACGTATTGAGGATGGCGGGTACTTAAATGAATATCCAATTCGCGTACACTGTGCTAATTGTCGGGCATTAATAAAAGGCGTTTACATTATGGGTTCATCGTCCGGTGAAAACGGCCTCCATATGTATAACGCAAAAACAGAAGAATGCGATGTCGACACCGTTTCCAATAAAATCCTAAATGCTGACTATGTGGTTGATATTTCAGGTGAATTGCCTTGTAAAAAAGTGCGGGAGTTTGACGGTAATCTTATTGCCAGTTCTCCGTTTTTGGAAGCGACAGATCAAGTTGATATGCTGGAACGCATCGAACGTCTGAAGTATTTCGTGAAGAATATGGAAGAGTGGAAAGCATGGCGTAGCATTGCTTTTCAACTTCTTGATGATGGTAGCGTTGGTTTTATCTCTACTGCTTTACGAAACAAAATGGGCGATTATTCATATCAGTGTGATAATTACCTCAAATCACTCCATTGTTTACAGGAAGTCGTTCAGGAAGAAACGAAAAACCTGTTTTACGAGCCAAATCAAGACGATTGCATTTCCGGTTTGCTCGGAGTCCTTTCAAAAATCGATAGAGAGCAACTACATTTATTTGTTGAGCAAATGGGTGGAGTGCAAGATGTGATTGCTTCATACAGAAGGATTATTGACGTTTTCTCCGCATTCATGGACATTTACCCGAATATTCTTCCGGCTGAGACATATATTCGTTTCAACAATAAGGACAAGGCAGATGTTGGAATTGCGACATGTTCATTCGGAGATATCAAGACGTTTTACCAAGACGCATATGAAACTCTTTTGTCTTTTATGTTTATACCGGTTTGCCTCGATAATATTACTCTGCGGAATGATTTTCAGGTTTTTAATTCCACCTTCGATAAGCTATTTGGAGATTCGAAGTACTCGAAATTGCCAAACGATTATAGCCGATACATAGCCTTAGACAACGGAATGAAGCTGGAAAAAGTTCAACTATCCGAGCCGTTACAACAACTGCTGAATATTGCAGCCAATCGTTTCCTCCGCAACGGCATCGGGCATAATAATATCAAATACGATGGTCTGTCGCAAACAATAACCGCATTTGACCTAAAAAATCCGAGTAAAGCAAAACTTACCAGAAGCCTGATGGATATGGCTACTGACTGTATTGGATTATCGAAAGCGGCTGTACTAATGGCAGAGATTTTGCTGTTCATCATTCGACAGGAAGTTCGGTCGGAGAATATCCAAAGCATAATTCACCCTCGGTTCTATAAGAAGGTAGAGCCGAATGATAAGTGCCCATGCGGAAGCAACATTAAATTTAAAAAGTGTTGTAAAGCCGAAATTGAAAGTATTCTGTACCAAGCCATGAAGACTACCAGAGCATAAACACCGTAAGAAGCATCACAGAAATGTGGTGCTTCTCTCATCCCCTCATAGTTGCACCTATGCAACAAATCTCGCCCTGTTTTAGAGAGTCACACTTTCGGTATTCCCGCCTCAGCAGGAAATGTGCCTCAAGGATATGGGCGGGATTTCTGCTGTCATTGTGAATCCGATCACTCTGGCAGATAAAGCGAAATTCCCCAAAAATACGGCGCTTTCTGGGCATTTGCACCCACCTTAGAGATTTCAAAAAGGAATAATTAAATTGTATCAATGCCTTGTTGCGGACACATGAGGAGTCGCGATCCACTTCCGAGAACGTTACGTGGGGCCAGCGTAAACGGCTCTACAATGTCAAGGTCAGTCTGCTATATATGCACCTCCCCTTCCAGGAAATGCACCCCCGCATACTCAATTTGCACCCCCTTATGGTTTTCTATCAAAATATGAGTCCTTTGCCAGTAAAAACCACAATCGCTTGAAGCTTAACTGCCAGTTAGGTTTTAAGCGATTTTTCTTTGTAAAAATGTACTAATTTTAACCGAAGGCTGTTTATGCCACAATTAATTTATTGGTTAAGGATATCTAAAATAATAGATTTTATATTTACGAATTAGTTATGTGCTGTTGGGCTGAAGGTTGTTTATCACCAATATTAATCCTTATGGTAAAAGGTTGGTATGACCTGTAAAGAATTACTTTGTGGGAACGAATTAATTGTATTAAAGACCATTAGGTAGATAAGAATTCTTAATAGAAGTTGTGGCGTAATTTTATCTGGCAATATACGTGGAGAAGTATGATGGAAAAGGGAAAAGTTTTAAAAATGCCAAAATACCTATTGGAACATAAAAACAATAGAGGGGATATGTCTGTAAATTGTGAAATAACTTATCGATGGTTACGATTTACTGATTCATATTCTGATACCAAGGATGGAAAAGTAGCTTTTATTGATGTTATGACAACGAATATTGATGGGGTAGATAAAAAAATTTGCGGGTTAGCAGTATCTATTAATGAGCTATTAAAAGTAATAAACAGGATACATAGAAATGAATAAAATATCATATATCAAAATTTTTATCTCCACACTGAACGCACGTTAAGTGTTGTAAACTGCTGACTTTACAGAAATAAGAGACGCTTGAAAGGCTTGATATAAGACCTTTTTTCAGTTGGTGTTATTTTAATTTATGGTAACACTGAGTTTTTCTCATTACTGTTCTCAATTTCACATCGCTAAACGTATTATTACCCCTCAAACGAGGATTTGGCGGTGTGGATAAATCATTTTTAGGCAAGTGTGATAGTTCATGGAGCAATGGTATATGTCGCTATGTCTGCCCAGGAGTGGGGTAACATGATGCACGTGATGCGGGAAACAGGCTTCCATTGGTCCAGTACGATTATTTGGAATAAGAACAAGCTGGTACTGTCACGTAAGGATTACCATACCAAGTATGAACCGATTTGGTATGGATGGCAGGGTGATGGGGCGAGGTTGTATCCGCTAACCGACAGGCAGCAAAGCGATGTCTGGGATATCGACAGGCCCAACAACTCCCCGGAACATCCGACTATGAAACCGGTTGAACTAATAGGGCGCTCTATACAAAACAGCAGCAACCAGGGGGATATAGTCATCGACTTTTTCGGTGGGAGTGGGACAACCTTGATTGCCTGTGAACAATTAAACCGTACATGTTACATGATGGAGCTTGATCCGAAATATGCAGATGTCATCATCGATCGCTGGGAGAAGTATTCAGGGGAGAAGGCGGTGAGGGTAAATGTCTAAGGATTTAAACCAGCAGGCAAGAGAAATCCTTGAAATAGCTGAGAAACATGGTGTTGAGCAGAACTTCTTTTTCATTACGACGTTTAAACGCTATCAGGTACAGCTGACCATATTGAACGACCTGGAGAAGACATTGAAAGAAGAAGGCTCGCTGGTAACTAAAGAATATATAAAGGGCAGGAAGAACGTATATGCCCATCCAGCGATCGGGGAGTATAACAAAACATCTACAGCATCAAATCAAACCGTACAGACGTTGATAAAGATCATTACAACAATGAGGGACGAAGAAGAACTGGCTTCAAGAGAAATAATGGAGTTTATAAGGAGATAGTTGAGTATTACGGAAATTGAAATCGAATACGGTATATTCATGGTACACCAGCTCACGTTCAACTTGCTATTAGTGGTTTTTAGAGCTAACATGCTCAATGACTAAAAACCACAACTAAAACGTGAGCATCTACTTGGGAGGTAACAGTGGAGCTTGCGAAAATAAGAATAAGGATTTCACGGGATGAGCTAAAATCAGGGGTCTATAAACCAGAAAAAGAACACTTGGAGGGAAAAATCAACCTGCCCGTCGAGGATGTCATTTTAGGAATACTGGATAGATTGATAAAAGAAAAACGAGGTCAAATGGATGGCGATTAGAAAAGCAGTAGCCTATACGCGGTTTTCAAGCGATAACCAGCGGCAGGAGAGCATTGACGCCCAGATAAGGGCGATCAGGGAATATTGCGACAGGAACCAATTTATACTTATAGATACTTATTCCGATCAGGCATTATCCGGAACAACCGATAAGCGTGAGCAGTTCTTGAAAATGATTGCAGATAGTAAGGACGGCAAGTTTGACGCGGTGATAGTCCATAAACTGGACAGGTTCTCCAGGGACCGGTATGACAGTGCTTTTTACAAACGGGAATTGCGAAAGAATAAGGTCCAGATATGTAGCGTATTGGAAAATCTGGATGATAGCCCGGAAAGCATCATCCTCGAAAGCGTAATTACAGGTATGGCGGAATACTACTCAAAGAACCTGGCCCGTGAAGCAATGAAAGGAATGCGAGAAACGGCTTACCAATGCAAGCACACCGGCGGCAAACCACCGTTTGGTTACAAGGTCAACCCCGATACCAGATTGTATGAAATAGAGGAAAGGGAAGCCGAAGGCGTTAAGCTGATATTTCAATGGGTTGTAGAGGGTAAAGGTTACGACCAGATTATCCGGGAATTAAATGCAAGAGGATATTATACAAGAAAGGGCCAGCCATTTGGGAAGAACTCAATTCACGAAATCCTAAGAAACGAAAAATACAAAGGGGTTTATATATTCAATAGGGCAGCAGAAAAAGATATCAACGGTATGCGAAACAACCACAACAAAAAAACCGAGGGCGAGGTAATACGTATAAAGGGCGGGCTACCGGCAATTGTTGATGAAGGAGTATTTGATGCAGTAGCAGCCATCATATCATCCCGAAAGCATATGGTATCCTGCAGGCAAGCCAAGGAAACCTACTTGCTCACAAGTAAAATCATATGTGGTGAATGCGGCAAGGGCTTTGGGGGAGCCCGAAAATTCTCAGGGCGAGGGAAAAGGCTCTATGTGACATACCGATGCTTTAACCGGGATAAATCCGCTGATATTGCATGCAAGAACCCGGAAATCCAGCGGGATTACATTGGAAAGTATGTACTGAATGAAATATCCAAAATCATATTCAACGATGAAGATGCAGCCAAGTGGCTTGAGAAGTATAGGGAATATAGGGCGAAGAATGATGTGAACGGACAAAAACGCATTGAGGATATGATGGCAGAGGTTCAGAGAATAGAAACAAAGATAGAAAATCTGGCGTTTTCGATAGCGGAAAGCGCTTCATCAAGCCGGTCACTGGTGGCAATAATAGATCAACTGGAGCAACAAAAACAAGATATTGAACGCCAGATTAAAGAAGCTGAAAGATTGACGAAAGTGTTGGATGTAACGGAGGAGGATATACGATACCATTATGGGAGGGCACGGGAGTTGTTCCGAACAGGCGAGTTACCGGAGATGAGGCAGTTAATCAACTTATATGTTGAGCAGGTGGTAGTGTACAGGGAGCATGTGGAGATTTTCCGAGACTGCCGAAAAAATTGTGTAAACCTCCGTTGTCAGATAGAATAAAAACAACGGAGGTTTTTTAAATGGCAAAGAGAGAAAAGAGCTTAATGAGGCAGCTCATAGAGGAACGAGGCA